TCTAGTAGTGAGTCAAGTTCAAGTTCAAGCGTATATGATACAGGGCCACCTATTGCTACATTTACGGCTAATCACAAAGGGTTCACTTTTTATGCCAACCTTAAATCATTTACTTTTTATGCGAACTAATGAAATACAATCAGCTGAAAGTTCTTTACTTTTATTGTAAAATAATATATTGTGGTATAAGGAGGAGTTATGTCTGATTTTCCAGAAGGTACAATTGAAATAAGACTAACAACTGACAATTGGGGACCATTTCATTTCGATTTCACAAATTGTATTCCTTCCGGTGATTCAATTCAGACATTTACAATTAGTGCTCATGAAGGTGAAATTCTTCCAGGATACACTCTATCTAGTTATGCGGACATATCAAATGTATTGATTGAGACAAACCCAGCATCATCAACAGATGGAACTATAATATCTGCTTATTTCAAATGGCCAGGACTTGCTTACAAAGGGGAGAATTTGACACTTGTTTTCCAAGTAACATTTACTGTTAAAACTGGTGTGTTTCCTTTTTATTTCTATAAGGTGAAAGTCCAGTGAGGGTAAAATCATGATTGAGACTTTAGCAAATGTGTTATCATTTCTCGAAGTAGATAGCCAGTATTTCATAATATCTGCTGGCAATGATACGCTTATATTGACAAGTGATATTGCTGGTCCACGCAACATAGGCATAAGCGATGGAACGTATAGCGGAAGTGAGCTTGCTACTGCTTTACAGACAGCTTTGAATGCAGATTCTACGATTACTGGTGCTGGAACAATAACCTTCTCTGTCTCTTACTCCACAACAACCTATAAATTCACAATAGATGCTGGTGCTCTTCACACAATAGCATACACTCATACTGGAAGCGATGCTGGCTTAACATTTGGGTTTACAGCCATCCACGCTGCCGCACAGACTATAACAAGTAATATTGCCAGTGGTGACCCTACAAGCATAGTCAGCACTATTCTATCTGAAACAGAAAAATACATAAGCAACTATTGCCGGAGAACTTTTGAATCAACTGCTTATTCTCTTGAGAAATATAACGGCAAAGGTTACAGTGTAATCAATCTTAAGCAATATCCTGTTACTATTGTTGATAGGGTAGCTGTTGGAACAAGAGATGCTATTTACATAAAAAATACCAGCACAAGCACTACTGCATCCGTATCCGTTACATCGACATTGATTCGACTTGTTAAAGACGGAGTAGCAGATGAGACTGTGACCTTTGCTGCAAATACTACAATTACTGCCATAGTTACTGCTATAAATCTATTAGGTTCTGGATGGTCAGCAACAATAGCTGATTCTTCATTTGCATCGTTCAAGAGCACAGAGCTGGTAACAAGGTCTGCTGCTGGGTGTATAGATAGTCAAACAATATACCTACAAATACCAAATGAATCAAAAGGTGAAATTGAAGTAGACCTTAATAGAGGCCAAATAATGTTAAATGGCAGCTTTCCTAGTGGTTTCCAAAACATATTTGTTGATTATACTGCTGGATATTCCGAAGCAGATATGCCAGATGATTTAAAGCTTGCTGTAAAGATAACAATTCAATACCTTTATGAGAAAATGAAAAATACAATATTTGGAGTAGAGTTCTACAACATTGGAGCAAGTGGTGCTACAGGTCTTAGAACAATATTTGAAAAGGGTGTCATAATGCCAAAAGAAGCAGAGAGAATATTGTCTGAATATAAGAGCTGGAGAGTATAATTATGATGCGTGGGCCAAAGGTTGAGCTTATTCTCGAAAGGCTTACTTTAACTACTGACGGAGGAGGAAGTTCCTCAAAGTCTTGGACTATGATAGGCAAGGTCAAAGGAGTTTTGACTTTTATCCGTGGAGATGAGAGGGTGAGAGAAGGTAAGGAAGCACTTATGTCTACACATCAGCTTTGGTTATCGTATCAAAAATGGCCTAATATGACAGAGAAAGATGAGCTTTCAGTGGCAGGATCAACAGACAGATACAAGGTTCTTTATGTTGATAATATCCTTGGCAAAAATAGAACGGTTAAGATTGACCTTCTTCGGATAAGATAGATATGGCTTTTAGATTTACATTAAGTAGAGGGATGGTCAAGGGCATAGTCGATGCCGGGGTTAAGGGTGCTCTTATTACAACTGGAGAATCACTAGTCGTTAAGATAAGAAATTCTATGAATCCTGGTATGTACAGGAAATATAAATTTAAAGGTGGCACTCATTACTCAAGTATGCCAGGAACGCCTCCTGCTCCTTGGACACGTAGGTTATCTGACTCTATAACATATGCAACTTCATTCGGTAGCAAAAGTAGCCCTGGCCCATCAGCTAGAGCTACCGATGGAATTAATTCACCAATAGGCGATGATACAGAGATGGTTCTATCTGTTGGCTCTAATGTTGAATATGCTCTTTCAATGGAGAGAGGACTTAAAAGCAAGAAAGTCAGCCCAAGGCCATACCTATGGCCTGCACTATCAGGTAGTAGAGAGTTAATCAAGAAATCATTTGTAAGGGTGTAATTGTATGGCAGCTGGATCTATAAGGACTGCGATTTGGAATAAATTCATTGCTGATGACTCTGCGGCATTGACTGATGCTCTTGATAGTACAAGATTTTATTACAAAGAGGCAGACCAGGATATAGACATACCTTACTGTATTTTCCACATCTTTAATGAAATATATGATTTCACCTTTGATCTTGACTTTGAAGAAGTTCTTATTCAATTCGATTATTATGCTACATCGGCATCTGACTGTGATACAGGAATAACAGATATAAAATCAATGTTTGACTATGCAGCGCTAACAATAACAGGGTACACGTGCTTAAGGATGGAAAGGACTATGGTTATGAATTCCTCCAAAGACCAACCTGATGATATTTGGCATGGCATTGTAAGATATGAATTACTAATCCAAAAGACATAGGTGACACGATGCATAAAGGCTCATTCAGTAAGGCAGAAATGTTCAGAGATAAATACCTTGATACAGGTGATAACCTTCTTATAGTTGAACTTGGAGGTCTTCACAGTAGTGGCTCTTGCTGTTCAGTTTTTGAAAACAAGAATTGGAAATACAAGGGTGTTGATATAAAAGAAGGTAAAGGTGCTGACATAGTAGTTGCTGACTATTATGATACTAGCAATCAGATTATGAGCAGCACAGTCGATGTCGTTGTATCTGGACAAACATTTGAGAGGATACCCTACTTTTGGAAAACATTTGAAGATATTAGCAGGATGTTAATTCCTGGTGGACTTTTGTGTCTTGTTGTTGCTTCATCAGGAGGATATGATCTTTCTGGTGATTTCTATAGAATATATTCTGGAGGTCTTGTAGTCCTTTCTGAGATGGTTGGTCTAAAAGTGCATGAATGTGTAACAGACAATGCTGGCATGTGGAGAGACACATACCTTGTTGCAAGGAAACCCGCACTATCTAAGCCAAAGCGGTATGTTAAGGCAATCAAGGAAGAGGACTCTGAAGATGGCAAAGATTAATTTAGGGTGCGGGTACAGAAAGATGGATAGCTGCATCAACGTAGATAATAGAGAAGTCGTCAAGCCTGATATAGTCGTTGATGTTGAACAAGGGTTACCATTCTTAGACAACTCAATAGATGAGGTAATGGCAATAGACTTTCTTGAGCATATAGAAAGAAGTAGGCTATTTCCGCTTATGGATGAGATATGGAGAGTGCTAAAGCCAAGAGGAAAATTCAACCATGTGACACCAAGTGATTCAGGAAGAGGTGCTTGGCAAGACCCTACGCATAAAGCGGCATGGAATATTAATACGTGGAAATTTTATTTTACTGATTTAGCATATAGAAAGTTGTATAGCACTAAAGCCAACTTTAAGATACTGTATTTGGAAGATAAAATCACAGATCATGCAAATCGTGTAGTCCATACACACTGTGGTTATGAAGCTATTAAGTAGAGGACTGTTCGGTGTTCCATACAATGCTTGGGACTCCTTGCTTTCATGAAAAAGAAGCAATTGGAGAAATAAGAAAAGTGATAAGAGCAATAGAGCCAGAAGTTATAATTGAGCTTGGGACAAAACATGGTGGATTCACAAAGTATCTACAGGATTTTACCGATAGCGATGTTTCGATCTATAGCTTCGATCACATCGAGTACGAATCGAAAGAGGGGTTTACCCCTAGGGTCGAGTTCTTTGTAGCGGATTTACTATCTGCAACGCTGCAGGAGGTTGTTTCTCTTTGTAGTTCTAATAAGAGAAAGCTATTGTATTGCGATAACGGGAATAAGATCCAAGAGGTTAAGGCTTACGCTGTACATCTCAAGGAGGGAGATGTGCTAGGCATACACGACTGGGGAACAGAAATATCCTATTCTAGTGTTGAGGATGTTCTGTGTAAATTTAAGCCGTTCATGAACGAGGATTTTGAGAAGAACGGCTGGAAAACGAGGTTTTGGAAAAGGGGGCCAAATGATAAAAATACCGATTCTTTACACAACGTACAATAGGCTTAAGTACACAAAGATCACTTTACCAGCTCTAATAGAGAACACAGGGGATATTGGCAGTGTATTTATCATAGACAACAATTCAACAGATGGAACAAGGGAGTTTTTGGAAAAGATTAATGTTGGTGCTAGTATTGTTGAAAAGGTTATCTTTAATGAAAAGAATATTGGAGTATCTGGTGCTATGAACCAGTTCTTTGATATTATCCCTAATAACAGCGAATACTTTGCTAAGGTTGATAATGATACAATAGTTCCTGCTAATTGGCTTGAGACATTGTTATCAGCTCTAAAAGTAGGTGGAGTCGATATTATTCAAGCGAAGCACTTTTTTATTCACCACAAAGCAAAGGATTGGGAAGACTTGATAAGGATTAGTAAGAGTGAGGAAGTATTAGGGGCAAACCTTATTCACTCGCCTACTGTTGGAGGGTCTGGGATAGTTGCTTCTGCAAAGACAATAAATGTAATTGATGAATCTCTTGGCCTTTTTGGGTGGAGTTCTTTTCAAAGAA